CGACGAAAGAACCACCAAAAGGGAATATACGGACTACAAAGGAAATTGCTAAAACTTTACTAACGACGAGTGGGCGTCGCAACCATGCTGTTCCGGTGCAGGGAGCATTACAGCTTCCTGAAAAAATACTACCAATAGAACCTTATCTTTTAGGGGTATGGTTGGGAGATGGACGAACGAATGCAGGCTCGTTCACAACAAAAGACCCGGAGATTGTAGAATCTTTTGAAAAGGCTGGGTATAAAGTTACTAGACAGTCAGGGAAATATGCTTATGGCACTATTGGTTTCTCACCAAAGCTGCGGGCTGCCGGATTGTTAGGGAACAAGCATATCCCCCGTGAATATTTGCGCTCTTCTTATGAGCAAAGGCTGGAATTACTACAAGGTTTAATGGATACAGACGGGCATGCTTGCGAATCTGGCGCAGTTGAGTTTACGACAACGAACGAGAGACTTGCCAAAGACGTTTTCGAGCTCATAATCAGTTTAGGCATGAAAGCTGCTATTCAGACAGGCAAAGCAACACTAAACGGTAAAGATTGTGGTCCAAAATACCGGATAAAGTGGATGGCAGATGTTCCCGTCTTTCGGTTACAAAGGAAATTAGCAAAACAGAAAATAACCGGCCACAGAAGAACAATAAAGTTTAGATATATTGTTTCATGTGAGCAGGTAGAAAGCGTTCCGGTAAAATGTATTAAAGTCGCTTCCCCAGATGGAATATTTTTAGCAGGACGAAATATGGTTCCAACACATAATTCAGACGCCTTGCTAATGGCGGCTTTGCAGTACGTCGAGGTACCAGGTTATGCCGCTATTCTGTTCAGGCGAACCTACACGGACTTGTCATTACCTGGGGCGCTAATGGACAGGGCGCATGAGTGGTTACAAGGAACGGCAGCGCATTGGAGCGATAAAAACAAGACATGGACATTCCCTTCCGGGGCCACGTTAAGCTTTGGATACCTGGAAGCGGAAAAGGATAAATACCGCTACCAGTCGGCCGAGTTTCAGTTTATCGGCTTCGATGAGCTTACCCAGTTTACCGAAACACAGTATCGTTATTTGTTCTCCAGGTTAAGGAGGCTTGAGGGCTCAAAAATACCATTGAGGATGCGGTCAGCCAGTAACCCGGGCGGTGTAGGCCATGAATGGGTTAAGCAACGGTTTGTCGTGGGGCGCAAGCCTTTTATACCAGCAAGCTTGGATGACAACCCGTATATTGACCGGGATGAGTATATAAAAAGCTTGATGCACTTAGACCCGATAACCCGAGAACAGTTGCTGAAAGGGGACTGGACCGCAAGGGAAGCGGGAAATAAGTTTAAACGCGAATGGTTTGAGATAGTGGACAGTTATCCCGCAGATGCAAGGATGGTCCGGTACTGGGACCTGGCGGCTACAGAACCGAAGCCGGGTAAGGACCCGGACTGGACGGCGGGAGCGCTTATGGCTGAAAAGGATGGGATTTATTACATCGTCGATATAAAACGAACCAGAAGCACACCAAAAGGCGTAGAGGCATTGATAAAGCAGACAGCCGAATTAGACGGCAAGAAAGTAATAATTTACATGGAACAGGAGCCTGGCAGTAGCGGGGTTAACACGATAGACCATTACCGGCGCAGGATACTAGTCGGTTTTGCTTTTTATGGAAACAAGACAACAGGTTCTAAAGAAATGAGGGCAAACCCTGTTAGTTCTCAGGCAGAAGCAGGGAATATAAAGTTGGTGCGGGGCGCGTGGATAAACGACTTCTTGGACGAAGCAGAATTATTTCCGCACGGGCCTCATGATGACCAAGTTGATGTTGTAAGTGGTGCATTTGAGATATTGGCGAGCAAGGTTGTTAATACGACCGGTATTGGTCTTTTAAGAAGGGCGAGGATTTATGGCTAAACAGGGATGGCTAAAAAAAGCCGTTGGTGAAATATCAAAACTCAGGCAAGGTATATTCGGCAGATTTGGCAGATTTGGCAGCCTTATTGGTGGTAGCTGGAACGTGCCATATGTTTTAAACAGTAGCCGGGTTGACTATGGCCTGGCCCGGCAGTTGTATCGCAACACCCATGATGATTACAAACTGGGGGCCGGCTTCGCCAAGCCTATAATAAACACTCTGGCCGGTTTCATGGGCGTGCCGCATTTCCGGTGTAAGGACGAAGAGGGCCAGGAAGTCCTGGATGAGCATGTAAGCCGCTGGGTTAGCCGAATGCAGAGGGTGCATCAGCTCAGCTTGCGGGATGGCGACTGTTTTGTGATGCTGGCCAACCTGGAGAACGATGACCCGCTTTATCCAGATGAAGAAAATCGGATTGATTTTATTATCATTCCGCCAGAGCAGATAGCGGATATTGAGCTTGACCCGATTACCAGGAGGCCAAAGGCATTCACGATTAAGGCCCGGGCAAAGTGGAAGGACGAAGAAGGACAGGAAAAAGAATATACCGTGTTACAAAAGTTTACTGCCGACAGGGCTGTACTGAAAGTTGAAGGTGACGTACCGGAAGGCCTGGCAAATGAAATACGGCCTAACCCTTGGGGGTTTATTCCGATAATTCACTTTAAGAATGAACCGGAAGAAACGGAGTTATATGGCACAAGTGAACTGGAGGCAGTGGAGCCTTACTTAAAGGCGTACCATGACATTATGCTTCACGCCATGCAGGGTAGTGGCACAAGTGAACTGGAGGCAGTGGAGCCTTACTTAAAGGCGTACCATGACATTATGCTTCACGCCATGCAGGGTAGTAAGATGCATTCCACTCCTAGGCTGAAACTGAAGCTCAGGGATGTGCAAGCCTTTCTGCAGAATAATTTTCCTGATACCCTTAAAGCGGTCCAAAGGGGAGAGCAAGCTAACATAGACTTAAAAGGCCATGAGTTACTCATCTTCACGGATGAAGACGACGCCAGCTTTATCGAAGCTCAGTCAGCAATTGGTGATGCAGAAGCTTTACTGAAGTTTCTCTTTTACTGCATTGTTGACGTTTCCGAGGTTCCGGAATTTGCCTTCGGGGTACACACTCCCAGCAGTCATGCCAGCGTAAAAGAACAGATGCCCATGCTCATTCGCAGGGTAGCGAGAAAACGTGAAATGGTGACAGAGAACTGGCAGACTTTATCCCGAATGCTCTTGGTTATGCATAGCAAGAAGACCGGCAAAAAGTTTGAGAGCTACGAAGTAGGAATCACTTGGGATGCGGTAATTGAAAGAGATGAAAAGGAATACGCAGACACCATTAACACCTTGGTGAATGCACTTAATACTGCTCTGATGGGTGGCTTTATCAGCCTGGACGCTGCTGTGGACCTGTTGGCTCAGTACATTGACACCATGAAAGAGTATGTTACCGATGACCCGGAACTGCCCGGGGAAAGAGAAAGGATTATCAAGTCTTGGTATTTGAGAAGTCGTTTGGAGGATACCGAAGGATTACTTGACCAATTGCAGGATATAGAAAAGGCGTTGAATCCAAACCAGAATCAGAAACAGAATCAAACCAATGAGGAATGATAGCCGATGGCCAAGGAGATAGATGAAATCAAAAAGGCCGCTGGCGATTACCAGAAATGGGCATTAGCCGCGCGAAAGCAATACATCCAATTACGCTTAAGGCAAGACAAGGAAATCGCCAACCTCTACATCCGTTCAGCTGATAGGATTGCCCAGGAATTACAACAAATTGGAACAACCACGGTTTCGGGTCAAATGCGAAAGAAACATTTCAAAGAGTTGGAGAAATCTTTACGAGCGGAAGCTGAGCTAATACAAAAAGGTCTAACTGAGGCATTTGTCGACTATATTAACTCTTCCGCAAAGGCGGGAGTAGGATATACTCGAGGCGTTGTATTGAACTTATTTGACCAAGCAGGATTGAAGACTTCCGGGATAAGGAAGCTGTTCAGCCGGGTGAATAAGCAAGCCGTTGAAGCAATTTGGGCGAGAACGAGAAATGGACTTTATTTATCGGACAGGATTTGGGAACAAGGCGAAAAATACCGCAACACCATGCGGGACATTATTCAGGAAGCCGTGGCCACCGGGCAGGATGCCGTGAAAACAGCTAGGATGTTGCAGCAGTATGTGAGACATGGGGTGCAGACGCTAGCGAAGGATTATCCTAATATGATGAAACGGATGAAGGGGCGTGTTCCGGGAAATATCAGTTATGAAGCCTTGCGGCTGGCCAGAACAGAGATGACTGCGGC